ACCACCAGCACAGGCGTATCTGTAACAGGAAATATTGCAGCAAGCGGAACTATTGACGGGCGTGACGTTGCAGCGGATGGCACGAAGCTAGACACGATAGAAACAAATGCGGATGTAACGGATGCGGCAAACGTAAAGACCGCACTCACGGCCTTCTCTACGGGCACTGACGCATCATCGACGGATCTTATACCAATCTATGACGTAAGCGCGAGCGCATGGGAAAAGCAAACCGTTGCCAATGTTGCGCTTCAAGGGCCGACAGGATCAACGGGACCGACAGGACCGCAGGGTTCAAAAGGGCAAAAAGGCGAAGTTGGGGCTGCAGGTTCCAATGGAGCCAAGGGCCAGAAAGGTGAGGTCGGCGCGACAGGATCGACAGGACCGACAGGGCCGACTGGAGCCAAAGGTCAAAAAGGGGAAATCGGAAACACTGGCCCCACAGGCGGCACTGGGCCTACTGGATCGACAGGAGCCAAGGGTCAAAAAGGCGAAGTCGGAGCCACAGGACCAGCGGGTTCAAACGGATCTAATGGCGCGAAGGGTCAGAAGGGTGAGGTAGGAAATACTGGACCGACAGGCGGCACAGGCCCAACGGGTCCGCAGGGGCAAAAAGGCCAGAAGGGGCAGACTGGAGCCACAGGTCCAACGGGTCCGACAGGCCCAACTGGAAACACGGGAAGCACGGGGGCCAAAGGCCAAAAAGGCGAGGTAGGAAATACTGGGTCAACAGGACAAAAAGGACAAAAGGGCCAAACAGGAAATACGGGTGCTACTGGCCCGACTGGCCCGACAGGCCCGCAGGGTTCTACGGGCGGCACAGGCCCGCAGGGTCAAAAAGGACAAAAGGGCGAGACGGGGACTGCAGGCGGTACAGGGCCGCAGGGGCAAAAGGGACAGAAGGGTGAAGTAGGTGCTGGCGGCGCGACAGGCCCGCAGGGCCAAAAAGGTCAAAAAGGTCAAAAAGGGGAAGTAGGAAACGCAGGTAGCGCGGGACAAAAGGGCCAAAAAGGCCAAAAGGGTGAAATAGGGGATACAGGCCCAACAGGCGAAACTGGATCGGTAGGAGCCAAGGGACAAAAGGGCGATAAAGGACAAAAAGGTCAAACAGGCAACACAGGCCCAACAGGCCCAACAGGGAGTACTGGACCTGTTGGCGCTAAAGGGCAAAAGGGGCAAAAGGGTCAAAAAGGGGAAGTGGGAAGCACTGGCTCGGCAGGCCCAACTGGACCCACAGGGGCAGCGGGAACGGGTCAGGTTTCAATCTTTGGCTATACACAATCAAGTGGGACATTGGCATACAGTCCTGGCAATACGATGGTATCCCTTCCCTTGAATACCGTAATTTCCAACAACATAAGTGGATCAGGTATTTCTAGTAATCAATTCTATTTGCCAGCGGGTCAATATTATCTGGATGTAAGTGTAGAGTTTACCGACAGTCACGGCTCACAAATGATGGTAAAAAATGTTACGGATAGTGTTAATTATCATGGTCGCATGGTTCATGCAGATGATAACAATTATGCGTCCTCGCAGTCTGAGGCTAGGATCTATATTAATATATCTTCAACAAAATATTTTCAAATGTTTAGGGCTTCTCAAAGTTGGGGTTACAACGGTCATTTCAATCTTTCCCCTAGCCCATCTGGAAATAAATATGGGTTATTAGTAACCTGCTTGAAGCTATGAGATTAAGAGGGCCAAATGGTTAGAAAACATTTTTTTGAAGAAGAAGCTGGATATTGGGTTTCTGATACGGGTGACAATAGCGCAGATTTTCCTGACCATGTATATGCGTCGTTTCCATCTGGGTGGATCGAAATTACAGAAAGGCCAAATGAATTTTATGATTGGGTAAATTCTAGTTGGGTTTTAAATGAAGAAAGAGAAACCGCAGATATGGCGCTTAATGCTAGGATAGAAAGGGATTATCTTTTAAAAAAGAACGTTGATAAGATTGCATCTAACGCCTTGAGGTGGGAAGAATTAACAGACAGCAAAAAAGCGCAATGGGCGCAATATAGGCTTGATTTGTTAAACGTTCCTCAACAAGAGGGTTTTCCTAGATCAATAGATTGGCCTATACTACCTGAGTAAACCTCGGGGGAATTATGGTAAATCTATATTATGGGACACTTGAAGATAGCCCGCTATCTTATCAGGCCAATTCTTTGCAGCCATTAGCCGCAAGCGTTAAAAGCTTTATATCAGAAGAAAATAAAGTCCTCTTACAGTGCCCTTCGTTCGCAGCTTCCTTCAAGAACACCTATGTATTAAAAGCGCCATTTGATATAAGAATATGCCCTAGAAATGGAACAAGGCCCTCTGCATTGGTTGGGTCAATAGACTTAGGTTCTCCTACTGTTGGGTTTTCTGGCGGTAAGGAAATAGTTTCAACAACAATATGCCAAATGTTAGACAATCATTTTTTATTGTGCTTTGCCGATAATCCCTGCATGTTGACGGTCACACCGCCCTATTTGCATAACGGAAATATTTGGGGGTTTTCTGGTAGCTATGATGTTGGGCGTTGGTTTAGGGCGCTATCTGTTGCAACCTACGTTCACAATGAGTTTGAGGTCAAAAAGGGCGAGCCTCTTATGTATTTAAAATTTTCTAAGGACGTTGCACTACACAAAGTTTTGTGGGGATCTTCTGCGATGCAGAAATCTTTTCTGTGCGCGGATTTGAAAAACTACGAAAAAAATAATACTTTGGAGCAAAATTATGATTTGTTTATGCAGTCAAGTCTGCGAAGGGATATTGTAGCAATTGCTGAAAGTTCAAAGGTGTAGAGGTCAAAGGGGGTAATAATGCGGCAAAATTGGCAAATGTGGTCTGGGGGTCTTTCTGATGAAAATGTATCTAAGATTTTAGAAGAGAGTTCTTGGGTAAAATCTCAATCAGCAACCACCTTCAACAACGGAGACATGAGCATAAGATCAAGCGATATATCTTGGTTGACTGGCAATGTAGAAATTCAAGATATTCTTTGGTCATATGTTAAGGCGGCAAATGAAAACGCCTTCCATTTTCAAGTAGAAAATATTTGTGACCTTCAATTTACAGAATATCATGCTAGAAAAGGTGGTCATTACGATTGGCATATTGATGTAAACTGGGATGGCAACGAGGCGCGAGATAGAAAGTTAAGCGTAACCGTTCAGCTTTCAGATCCAAGCGAATATGAGGGCGGGGGCTTTGAGTTCTCGGAATGTCAAACACCAGATGCCTCGTCCCGCATCAAGGGAACTGTTCTAGTTTTCCCAAGCTATTTGCGGCATAGGGTCTTACCAATAACAAGCGGCACAAGAAAAAGCCTTGTTGCGTGGTTTGAAGGCCCAAGGTGGCAATAGTCTATCAAATTTCCCTGCATGGCGATGCTTTCGACGCGAGGGGGAAAGATTGGGCGCAAATAATAGCAGAGAGCGATTGTAAGCCCGATAGAGCGTGGGTTGATCCGCTTCTAGGGCGAGGGTTGCTTAAAACGGAATTTGGCTGCTCAGTGAGCCATTTTCGTGTGTGGCAAAAGATTGTCGCTTCTGGCGTTGCGGGGATCGTGCTTGAGGAAGATGCGGTTTTTTCTTCTTTTGATGTTGCGGAGATTGATGGGCTTTTAAAATCTCATGACAGCGTTTGGCTGGGCCATAGGGAGAACAGCCTTGGATATTGGTATAATGCTCACGCTTACGCCATAACTCCAAAGACCGCCGCGATGCTGTGCGAGGGGTTCGCGGGAAACATTATTCCCGCCGATGAATGGTTGCCCTTAAAGCTAAAAAATTCTTTTAACTATTTTTATAGACCAGAACTTGTTAAACAAATACCACGGTCAGTAAGGCCGAGCGAAATTGAAGGTGGATCAATGCAAACTCATATTATTACTGTTGGAACGGATGAAAATAAAATGTGGGGTCTTGAGCAGTCAGCCAAGCGCCACGGCATAACGTATTTAAATTTAGGACAGGGCGTCGAGTGGGATGGCGGCACCATGGCGGGGCAAGGCGGCGGTCACAAGATAAACCTTGTTCGCAGCCACATTCAAACCTTACCTGATGAGGATCTTGTTCTTTTCGTTGATGGGTATGACGTTTTATTTACAGATAACATTCATTCGATCAAAGAGCGTTTTGATGGGTTTGATTGCGATATTTTATTTGCAGCGGAAAAATCTTGCTGGCCTGAGCCGACAATAGCGCCGCAGTTCCCCATGACGCCAACGCCATACAAATACCTAAATAGCGGTGTTTATATGGGGAAGGTCGCGCGGCTCAATCACTTCTTTAGCGAGGTCGTAGCCAATGGACAAGACGATCAACTATGGATGCAGAAGCGGTATCTTGGGGCCAATGGGCTGAATGTGAAGCTAGACCATGAGGGCTATATTTTTCAGTGCGATGATGAGGTTAGCTATAACGGTCAGCAAATATCTAACGGGATGTGTTGCCCTTGCATATATCATGGGAATGGCGGCGATGATGCAAAGGCAAGGTTTAATTCGTTAGCGGATAAGTTTGGATACATTCAAAACGCCATTGAAAGCCCGCCAGTAAATTCTTTAAATTATGATGAGGTCGCAAAAGATATTCTTGTCGTTCCCTTTCTTTCAGAGGCGCAATGCAAAGATATAATTGCCAAATCTGAGGCAGTAGGTGGATGGGGCCAAATGGCGGGCGATAAGTTCCCCGCGCAAGAGATTAGGGCCGATAAGCTTGGTATATGGGCAGAGCTTGAGGCGGCATGGAGAGATCATCTAGGAAAGATTGCAGAAAGTAAATGGACCCCAATGGAACACATAGGTTTGAGGGATGCTTTTGCTATGCGTTATGCGATGGACACGCAAACCAGCCTTGGGTTTCATACCGATGCTTCTTTGGTTACTGGAAGCGTAAAGCTAAACGAAGATTATGAGGGCGCGGAATTAATTTTCCCGCATCAAAACTTTTCAAATATCAATGTTCCTTTGGGGCATTGCATCCTATTTCCAAGCGCAGTCACGCATGGGCATAAGGTCAATCCTTTAAAATCTGGTGTGAAGTATTCTTTGACCATGTGGACAAGTCGCTATCAGGGTGACGTAAACATATAAATTTGATATGGTGCGGGAAAAGAGAGGTTTGACATGAACGCTTTAAATCCATTCAGTACGCAGCCATTTTCCGCAGCTACGCATTTGTATGTTTTGGGCGGTCAATCAATCACAACCGCCGCGCCTAGCGTTGCGACAACTACTATTTCTCAAAATCATGTTTTGGGTGCTGATAGCATTACAACGGGTGCGCCTGTTATTGATACAGCTTTAATAGCTGGAACCCAAATCCTTGAGCCTCAAGATATAACAACGGGCGCTCCTGATGTTCCTACGGCAAACATGGCAGAGGATGAAACCTTTGACACGTCAAACCTGTTTACTGGTGCGCCCATTGTTCCTAATATTACCCTTGTTCAAGAGCATATTTTAAACGCAACTGCTATAACAACAGGCGCGGTTTCTATAGGTCAAACAACGCTTGTCCTTACAACGCCTCTTTTAACTGGTGATCTTACAACGGGTGCGCCTACGGTTGGAAATACAACCATAAATCAAGATCATGTTATTGCGCCCCAAACGATAACCACTGGGGCCGTGTCGGTTGGCTCCGCGGCTATCTCGCAAGTTCATGTTTTGGCGGGTAATGATTTAGATGCGGGTGCGCCAGACGTAGGAACCGCAGGGATAACTCAAGTTCATATCTTGAGCGGAACGGGATTTGATACGGGTGCGCCTAGTGTTGGCTCTACGGAGATAGATCAAAATCATGTAATAACCGCAAGCGCCATAACTACGGGAGCGGCGACTGTTGCGAACACCGCTATAAATCAAACGCATGTTCTTGCAACGGCAGATGTTTCGACGGGAGCGCCCGTTGTTGATGATTGCACAATGTCAGAGGAAGAAAGCTTTGACGCGCCCGACCTTGATACTGGTGCGCCTGTTCTTGGGTCCGCTACGATAGCGCAAGATCATCAGTTGCTTGGGGCAGATTTAACATCAGGAAGCCCAGTCTTAGGAACGGCATTAATAAATCAAACGCACGTTCTTGTTGGTGAAGGCTTCAATGCAGGTAATCCTACGCTTGGAACGGCGGCTATTTCTCAAAACCATGTCATAACCCCGCAAGGCTTTGCGACAGATCCCGTAGACGTTGGGTCGCCCCTTATTGAGCAAGTAAATATTTTTACAACCGCAGACGTTACAACGGGCGCTCCTAGCGTTCCCGATATAGCAATCACACAAGAGCATATCTTTACAACGCCAGATATAACAACGGGCGCTCCCGTGATTGATAGCGGGGTTCTTAATCAAACCCACATTCTAGGCGGTCAGGGTATTACTACAGGAGCGCCTAGCGTTCCCCAGATTGATCCAAACTTTATTTATGCCTTTACCACCGCAAATATCTCTACGGGCGTTCCTAGCGTTCCAAGCACGGCCTTTGCGCAGGTGCATACTCTTTCAGCCAGTAACATCACAACGGGCGCTCCGATCATTCCTGATATTTTGTTTGATGCGGGCATAGGTAGATATGCTGATGAGCAAGAAAGCAGGAATATAGTAGTAGAGGTTAGCACAAGAAATTCTGTTGAAATTCTTGAGGCTAATGAGATCAACGAAGCTGCTTAACTTATACAATGTTTTCGTGTAGAGTGCGGCTAGAAACTAATGGACGCAGCGAATGGCTTTTTACATTAAGCAGAACGATACAGCACCGATTATTCTTGTGACCCTCAAAGATGGTAACGATGTTGCGGTAAACCTTACTGGCTCGACTGCCGTTTTTAAGATGCGGCCCGTTGGGCAAACTACAATTAAAACAGATGCCGCCGCGATTATTCATAATGCAGATAGCGGTCAAGTTAGATATGAGTGGGTCGCGGCTGATACGGATACGATAGGATCTTATGAGGCTGAGTTCCAAGTAACCTTTACCGATGGAAAAATTGAAACATTCCCAAATTCTGATTTTATCAGAATAACAGTAACGGATGATATATCATGAGTGGATTAGTCGTAGAAACACAGCCCGCAAGAGAGCCGCTTACCGTTATTGAAACGCGGGATAGCTTGAGGCTTGACGATGATGTAGATGAAACCCTTGTAATGAGCCTAATCATTGCGGCGCGGGAGTGGGCTGAAAACTACACAGGACGAGCGCTCATAACTCGCACCATGCAGCAATGGATGGATGGGTTCGTTCCTGTTGATATGCCGTTGTGGGAAGGTTGGAAAACTGGCCCTGATATTGTTAATTATCAAAACCACATTGAGTTAGCCTTGGCCCCTGCAATTAGTGTTACAGATATTAAATATTACAATGATGGTGATGCGGAAGATTTGGAATATGCCGTCACTGTAGCGGGCGGCGTTATTGTAATTGATGGCACTTCTCAGCCCACCCTAACTCTCAAGCGTGGATCTACATATAGATTTAAACAAGACGATAGTTCAAATTCAGGCCACCCTTTTAAGTTTTCTACAGCGGAACATGGAACGCACGGTGGTGGGAATGAATACACAACAGGCGTTACATTTAATGGAACTGCGGGAAGCGCTGGTTCTTATACAGAGATAACCGTTGATGCCTCTGCGCCCGATGCCCTTTATTATTATTGCGGAAATCACAGCAATATGGGCGGGGCTTTGACTATAACGGATCAAGATACAGAGACCGTTTGGCCCGCCAAGAATTATTATGTTGATACGATCAGGGAACCAGCCCGTGTTATTCTCAGGGATGGCGGCTCATATCCCACAGATTTACGGGCTTCTAACGCATTAAAGATAACTTATACCGCTGGGTATGGCACAACCACTCAAAGCGTCCCAGAGCCTATTAGGATCGCAATGATGCAGTATTGCGCCTTTATGTATGAGCATCGTGGAGACTTTGAAAGGTTCCCCCCTCCGCAGCCCCCCAAGCTCATAACGCAGCTTTTACAGCCATATCAAATAATGAGGTTCAGTTCGACGCCATACAAGGGAATGGTCAGGGCGGGGATCGGCTAAATGTCTATCGGGAATATGCGAAATAGGCTTGAGCTACAAGCTGCGACAAGAACCTCAGATCAAGGCGGTGGATCTTCTATCGCTTGGACAAAGGTGGCTACTGTTTTCGCAAGCATAACTCCGCAATCTTCAAATGAGGCGGTTTTCGCAGACAAGCTTAGGGATGCCCTTCGAAGCACGGTGCGCGTTCGCTACAGAACAGATTTAACAACCGCCAACCGCTTGGTTCAAACATATCGCCGCAACGGCGTTCAAACCACAAGAACCTTTACGATCAATGGCGTTTTGAATGTGGACAATAGGTTTAAGTTCCTTGACCTTGATTGTGAGGAGGGGGTTGCCTCATGACAAGCATTAAGACGAGGGTAACGAGAGCGCCAAAATATGCTAAGGTCGAGGCTAAATACGCTTCGGTTGTCAGGAACATTATAGCTTCTGGTGTCCAAGACACCATGAACACCGCGAAAACAAGCATACAGCAACACCAAAGCAAGGGTAGAACCTATGGTAAGCACACCGCCTCCGTTGCTGGTAATCCTCCAAACTCTGATACTGGATTTCTCGCAAGCAATATTTTTATGGTTTTAGATGCTGATAAGTTCGGCGGGGCTGTTGAAAGCCGTGCAGATTACTCTGGCTTCTTAGAGTTTGGCACAAGCAAGATGGGCGCTAGGCCATACCTTCAACCAGCGCTTGAGGAAAATAGGCCGAAGATCAGAAGAATGTTTGCACGTTTGCGGTCAAGGGGCGTTTAAATGGCGTTACACTCATGGAACCTACAAAAGGCTATATACGCAAAGCTAAACGATGCAACCATAACTGGTGCAAGCGTTGCGGATGTACCAGTATATGATGATATACCAGAGGGAACTTCTGCGCCATATATCAATATTGGAGAAGAAACCGCCATCAATGATGGCACGAAAACCGTGGATGCGGTGGAGCATACACTAACCGTTCATGTTTGGTCTGAATATCGGGGCAGATATGAAATAAAGCACATTATGGAACAGGTCTACCAAAACCTTCATAATGCTGCTATAACTGTGTCAGGTGCTTCACTGGTAAACATACGGCAAGAGTTCGCCACAACCCTTGAAGAACCTGATGGAATAACGCGGCATGGGGTCATGAGATTTCGCGCCATTGTGTTTGATAACTAAGGAGAAAGAACATGGCGGCACAAAAAGGCTCCGCAATGCTTTTGAAGGTTGATATTAGTGGCACAGCAACAACTGTTGCTGGATTGCGCTCAACCTCAATTTCAATGAACGACGAAGCGGTTGATGTAACAACCAAAGATAGCTCTGGCTTGAGACAGCTTTTGGCGGGCGGCGGCGTCCAGTCATTTAGCGTTTCTGGATCGGGTGTTTTCACTGATGATGCCTCAGAGGCAGCGGTTCGCACTGCTTTTGACGCTCAAAGAACAGCGGGAACATTCGTTGATTTTGATGTGATCATTCCAGACTTTGGAACTTTCGCTGGCCCAATGATGATCGCCACGCTTGAATATGCGGGTGAGTATAACGGCGAAGTCACATACTCAATCACACTTGAGAGCGCTGGAACCTTCGCGTTTACGGCGGCTTAAAAATGAGTTGGCTCAGTGTTGAAATAGAGGTTGATGGCTCAACCCTTTCTGGCTGGGCCAAATCAAATTCTCAAAACGAATTTGCAGTAGCTTTCTCCTGTGGCCTTGAGGTGGGTGGACACTTCAAGGCTGGAGGGAAATCATATATTGCAGAAACCGTGACCGATGTATCAGGTCGCGGGGAACAACTTCTAATAGGTGGAAAGGAAGTGAAACATGACAAACCCAAATCGCGGGGAAATGCTCATAACGCTGGGCGAAAAAACTTGGAACTCAAGGGTGACAATGGACGGGCTGGCGAGGATTGAAGCATTTTGTGGTTACGGAATTATAAAAATTCTGGGAAAGCTCACTGAGGGCGATCTTACCACAACAGAAATTTGCGGCATAATTCATCCTATTGTGAAGGGTGGCGGCAATGATGTCTCCATGAAGGATATTCAAAGGGCGGTCTGGGATGCTGGGCTGGCTGATGCAATGCGGGTTTGTGGTGAGGTATTGGCCTCTGCCCTTAACGCGGGGCAAGATGAGGGAAACGAAACAACGGCGGGAGCAGCGTAGAGAATTTCCCTTGGACTGATTTTATGCAAATCGGTCTGGGGAAAATGCAGATGAGGCCAGATGATTTTTGGAACATGAGCCTTGTTGAGTTCTATGCTGCTTTAGAGGGTTTTGCAGAGTTCAATTCTGGGGGAGCGCCGCCGCCCCTTCAAAGAAATGAGCTAGAGGACTTAATGGAAAGGTATCCAGATTAATGGCTACAACAGTTGATACCCTTCTAGTCCGCATTGAAGCGGATATGTCTGATTTAAAGCGTTCTTTGGATAAGGTTCAAAGAGACGTTGATAAATCCACTCAGGGCATAGCTGGCGCGTTTAAGCGTATCGGAACCGCAATGAAAGTTGCGGTAGCGGCTGTTGTGGTTCAACAAGGCGCAAGAGCGGGTGCGGCTCTTATTAACCTCGCCTCTGATGTTGAGGAAATGCAGGGCAAGTCCAAGGTCGTATTCGGGGCTTTTAGGGATGAAACCGTTGCGGCCCTTGAGGCTTTCGGAGATGAGGTTGGGCGATCTACCCATGAGCTTGAAGGTATGGCCTCAAGCATCCAAGACACTTTTGTTCCGATGGGTTTCGCAAGGGGTGAGGCTGCGAAGCTTTCTGTTGAGCTTACCAAGCTGGCTGTTGACGTTGCGTCATTCAATAACGCTAATGACACCGAAACAATGGAGGCGTTTCAAAGCGCCTTGGTTGGGAACCATGAGACAGTTCGAAGGTTCGGCGTTGTCATAACCGAGGCAACCTTGAAGCAAGAGCTTTTGCGGATGGGCATCAAGCGCACGGGCGCAGAGGTTACAAACGCAGAAAAGGTTCAAGCGCGTTTAAACCTAATCACAGCGGGAACAACAGACGCGCAGGGGGATGCTTTAAGAACGGCGGGAAGCTTCGCAAATCAGTTGCGTGGATTGAAAGCTGACTTGGCTGAGTTGGGTGTTGAGCTTGGAACAATTTTCCTTCCCATAGTTACAAAGATTGTTGGTGTTCTTAGGGACGCGGCGGCGGCAACCAGAAGCTTTTTGCAAAGCATTGGCGTTTTATCAAGGCCCGCCCAAGAAGAAATGAACCTTTTAAACATTCAAATTGCTTCTACTAGAGAGCAGTTAGAAAACTTAGCTAAAGCAAACACGGATGCGGCAAATTCTGATAGTCCATATGCAAAAATGGCGGGTGATGCAGATTTTACTAGCAGCAAAACAAAAGAACTGAATGACACTCTTGAGGATTTAATTGAGAAAAGAAATATTTTAGCATCCCAGACAGATATTATTGAACCATCGTTCACAAGCCCCTCTCCCGACACGAGTGGTGGATCAGAGACGGGAAACACTGACGCCCTAAATAAAGATATTACTGCTTTACTGAAAAACAATCAGGCAATCCTTGATCAAAGGGATGCGAAAAAAGACCTCATTGACGTTCTCTCCTTTGAGAACCAGCAAAGGCTTTTATTAGCTCAAGCAATAAAAGATGGATCAGATGTTGACGAATTAAAAATCCGCACTGAAAGCAAGCTCTTTGACCTTAAGAGGCAGTTTCCCGCTCTTGCGGAAAATGAACTGAAATGGTTGGCAGCGACACAAGCCCAGAAAGATATAAACGCAAGAAAAGCCGCCATAGATGAGGAAAAACAAAAAGAATATTTTGCAAACCAGCAAGCAAGGATAGACGCGGGTGTAGGTTTTGTTGAGAGCCAAGTTGACGCTAACCATAGTATTCAAAAAAGCCAAGACGCACTGAACGCTGCTTTTGACGCTGGCGCGATAAGCGCGGCTAATTACGATGCGGCTATGGCGCTTTTGGGCCTTAGAACCCTTGAGCTAAACCCTATGTTTTCGACGTTTCAAAATGGAGCGCTTCAACTAGCCGATGGGGTGTCAAATGCTTTCGCTGATATGGCAATGGGCGCGAAGGTTTCACTTCAAGATTTTGAAAATATGTTCAAAGATTTTGTAAAACAAATGCTGGCTCAGGCTATCAAGCTTTTAATTGTAAATGCGATTTTAAGGGCGCTTGGAGTTCCCCTTCGTTACGATGGATCAGGATTTAAGGCTGGGGCTGGTGATGCGTTTGGGGGCGCTTTACCGCAAGCCTCTGCGGGTGGTGGTGCAATGTCTAAGGGCAGACCTTACCTTGTCGGAGAGCGCGGCCCAGAGCTTATTATTCCAGCCTCATCAGGAACAATTAAAAATGCCCACGATACCAGAAACGCCATGAAGGGCGGGGCTACGGTGGTAAATCAAACGATCAATGTTGAAACTGGGGTATCTCAAACGGTTCGCGCCGAAATGCTTTCGTTGCTGCCAGTCATAAAACAGGATACACTGGCGGCGGTCGCGGATGGAAAGCGGCGCGGCGGCTCATTTGGACAGGTTCTTTCGTAATGGCACTAATCACAATGCCCAGCACCCCAGCGTTCTCAGCGTCCACTTGGTCGATCAAGCGGGCTGTGGCGCAAAGCAGAAGCCCATTTAGCGGCCATGAGCAGGTTTATGAGTATTCTATGGCATGTTGGCAAGCAACGGTTACTTTGCCTCCTATGAAGCGCTCTCAGGCGGGCGCATGGCAAGCCTTCTTTTTGAAGCTGCGCGGGCGGGCCAATACGTTTTTGATGGGTGATCCTGATGGGCAGTCAAATATTGGAACGGCGACAACGGTATCTGTCACAAGTGGAACCCACGCAATCGGAGACACCACTATTCCCTTGACCCTCAACGGCACTTTGAAGGCTGGAGATTATGTGCAGTTTGGCACGGGGGCATCTTCTCAGCTTCATATGATTGTTGCGGATATGTCTGGAACGGGAACTGCCACGATTGAGCCATCGTTAAAAGTTGCAATTAGCGGGTCTACATCTGCCTCAATATCTGGTACAACGGCTGTAATGAGAATGGATAGTAACGATCTGGGGTGGGATGCAGATCATGTTAGCAAGTACGGCTTCTCATTTAGCTGTACGGAGGCAATATGAAATTGAGTGACGCAATACTTTCTCCCGCTGTTGCCGCTGGCATAGCTATCGTCGCTGCATTGGGCGCGATTTTAAGGTTTATTTTTACCAACCAAAAGAAAATCGCCGTGCTTGAAGCCCGTTATGATGACATCAAATATCTCCTGAAAGAAATGCGCGACGAGCAAAAAGAGCTTAGACGCGACGTTCAGAATTTAGCCCGCAAATAAAATGTGATATGATGGGGCCATGATTTGCGCCCTAACTTCAATCGCTTTTGGAATGTATCCCTTCGGGGTTATGTATAAGGCTTGTATATACAGGTGCCCGCCTCCTTCTTTCTACTATCATTATCCAAGGGTCATAAGGACAATGCCAGAGGCGCGTTGCCCTAATTATATATTAGTGGGGCGTGATACATGATTGATCCATTCACAGCGCTTGCAGCGGTCAAATCTGCGGTCGCAGCGGGCAAAGAATTGGTTAATGTAACCAAGCAAATCGGAGAGTTTTTCGATGGCGTAGATGATTTACGCGCCGCCCATGAGAAAAAGAAAAATAGCCTTTTTTCTGGGTCAGATGAAAACGCTATGGAGACTTTTGTTAATTTACAGAGGGCCAAAGACGCTGAGGAGGAGCTTCGTCAGATCGTCATTGCAACAAGAGGTTTTAGCGCTTGGGGTGAATTGCAAGCCATACGGGTGCAAGCAAGGAAAGATCGCAAGGCCAAGATTGAAGCAGAGCGGAAGCGCAAAGCCAAGATGATTGAGCGCGTTATAATTTACGGCGGCGGGGCAATCATTATTACAATTATGCTTGGAATAACCATTGTGATCATTCTGGCAAAGCAGGGGCGCATCTGATGGCAGATGGTTTGAGTGGTGTCGGCTCCTTGCCATTTAATATTGGCTCACACATTCATGAGCAAACAAGAGCGCGTGAGGCTATCGAAACACATTTAGCAGAGCAAAGGGTAGAGAAAGCACACAGGGCCAATCACAGCCACTTAGAGGCTCTCGCAAAGCAAACATTGGACTTGCAGCAAAGTTATGATAGGTTTGGGCGCAAGACTACAGCGGATAGACCGCAGGGAACTAAAATAAATATAGAGGTTTGACATGGCAAATACCTTTGAAAAGATCCTCCAATATCGCTTGATGCCACGCATTATGATGCTGGTTATGACCATAATGTATATCAAGGTTATAAACTGGGGAATGAGCCTTGATGATTTATCAACACAGCAATCTGCAATGATTTCTGTTGTCAGCGGGGCCATGACGGGAACTATAGCCGTGTGGCTTAGTTCTGAGAAATGACAGAGATTTTAATTACATCTTTTCTTGGCACTTTTACCTGTGCCTTGATATTTGTAATTGTTAATGAATGGATGGGTAGATGATACAAGCATTTATAGGCCCAATCGCTAACCTCGCTGGAAGCTGGTTGCAGGGCAAAGCGGACAAGACCGCAGCGGAAGCAAAGTTAAAGCTTACTGAGGCAGAAACAAAATCTAAAATTCTTCTCAGCGAAAAGACAAGCGTTGCCGATTGGGAGAGGATCATGGCGCAGGGAACCCAAAATTCATGGAAGGATGAATATTTGGTTTTGCTTTTTTCAATTCCACTTGTGCTTTCATTCACTGGGGAGTGGGGCCG